CAGACGAGCGTTTCTGGACCGCCACAGTCGATAAGGCTGGCAATGGATACGCAGTTATCCGCTTTCTTCCTTCCCCTCCCGATGAAGATGTTCCTTTCGTTCGCGTGTTCGATCACGGGTTCCAGGGTCCAGGTGGTTGGTATATCGAAAACTCCTTGACCACTCTTGGTAAGCAGGATCCAGTTTCTGAGTATAACTCTAAGCTTTGGAACTCTGGTATCGAGGCCAACAAGGAAATCGCTCGTAAGCAGAAGCGTCGTCTTCACTTTATCTCTAACATTTATGTGGTTAGCGATCCTTCTAATCCTGCTAACGAAGGTAAGGTATTCTTGTACAAGTATGGCAAGAAGATCTTCGATAAGCTCAACGATGCTATGAACCCACAGTTCCCTGGTGACGAGCCTGTTAATCCTTTCGATCTTTGGGCTGGTGCGAACTTCAAGCTTAAGATTCGTAACGTTGAAGGCTATCGTAACTACGACAAGTCAGAATTCGATAAGGTTGGACCTCTTCTTTCTGATGATGAGGAACTTGAAGGGATTTGGAAGGCTGAACATTCTCTCCAGGAATTTCTTGCTCCTAAGAACTTCAAGAGCTACGAGGAACTTCACACACGTCTTATGAAGGTTCTTGATGAGAATACTCCTGCTGTTAAGGTTGCTCGTGCAGAGGAAGAAGACCTTCCATGGGCACGAACTGAACCTGCTCCTAAGTTTAAGGCAGCTGATACACCTAAGCATATTGCAGAAGACGACGATGATGAGTCCTTGGAATTTTTCAAGAAGCTTGCTGGTTAATACGGAAAGGGAGCTTCGGCTCCCTTTTTTTTATGCTGCGTTAACGCCATAATATCTGAGAACATCACCAGCCCAATCGCCCTTACCAAAAGAAGAGTCATCGGATCTAGATCCAGGATTATAAGAAGCTTGTCTTAGTTGGGGTTCTTCAGTTTGCTGTGGTCTCTGTTGTTCCTGTTTTCTTGAAGCAGCTTCATCGGCATTTTGTCTCGTTGCGGCTTCTTCGGTTGCTTTTTCTTTTATAACTTTAGCAGTATTGGCTTTATCTGCTTCAAATAATCTACCAGCTGTGTCATCATCTGAACCAGGTTTTGCATAAGAAGGAGCTAAATTGCCTTGTGCTGCTGGTGTTTGAGGAATTGGAGCATCTTCCCTTTTTGAAGGGGTTAGTGCTGATAATATACTTCCTAATATTCCGCCTTGACCTGGGAATCCATTTTCTACCCCTCTTTTTGGTTCAAATGGTATAACTTTACCGCCCATGAAATCTTTATCGAAAGTTTTTGGGCCAATATTTGGCCCGCCAGCAGTTTGCGTTCCTCTTGTAGATTCATTTGAAGCTGTTGGCCCAGGAACTTGACTGCCAGTTTCTTTTTTAGTGCCTCCTTTAGAATCTGCAGTTTGACTTTCTTTATCATTCATAGCATTTTTAAGCCAATCAGCAGCATTTGCTGATTGTCCGCCAGCTCCCCAAATAGCAGAAGTGCCAAAACCGACATGTAATCTAGAGCCATCTGGACTCATATAACCTTCACCAGCTCCAATACCAGTAGCGCCAGCATCTCGGGAAGCTTTTACGAATGTTTTAAATATTTCTGGGTCACTAGATGGAGATAATCTTTTTCCATCAGCGTATAAATCTAAATCAGCTGCCATTCCTTTGTCGTGTCTTGTTGAGCCAGTTCTAGAACCGATTCTTGCGCCTTCTTCTCCAACTGCAGGTTGACCGCCAGATTTTACTCTTACATCAACCCCAGCAGCCTCGGCAGCTTTTGTTAAAACGCTTTTAAGTTTATCATCAATTGGTAATTTTCTAACTGATGCTTCCTTCATTTGGTCTTCGTAAACTTGACCTCCGCCTTCCTTTTTACCAGAACCACTCTCTGATTCTTTTTGCTGACTACCAGACCCTCCCAAAATGCTAGTTTTATATTCTGGCGATGCTGGTTTGTCGTCGCCTCCACCTTGCCATTTATCAAGACCCTTACCAACGGGCAATTCGGAATAATCAGGAGATTCCCATTGAGCTCTGTGAGCCTCTTTTCCTTTATCGGCACTTGAAAACTTTGCTAATCCATTTGGACCTTCTTCTGCGCCAAATTTCTTAGCATGTTCGTTGAATTTCAAACCGCCAGGATTGTTTAATTCTTTATCAATATTTCCTGCTTTAGATTGCTTTTCTAGAAATTTTGTTTTTTCTTCTTCTGTGAGATCCCCGAATTTTTTACTTGGATCTATTGATCCTGCTCCAGAACCTGATACTTTTTTAGCAGCTTCGTTCCCTAATACTCCTGCAGCTCCAAGTCCGCCAGCGGTTAATGCTACATTTTTTTTATTGTTTGAAATCCAATCTAACCAACTACCTTTTCCTCCGCCTCCTTCTTTATCCTTTTCTTCAATTTTTTTCATATAAGAGGCAATAGATTTTAATTGGGTAAGCATATTATTTTGTATCGAAATAGATTCTCCCAATAAGCTATTGGTTTGTTCCATTTTAGCAGAAGTTTGGGAATTTACACTTAAACTTTCTTCAATAGAACTATGCAATGATGAAAAGTCTCTTTTTTGAGAACTAATAGCATTAGCAAGATCTTTTGCTATCTTTGAAACATTAGAATTATTATTGCTAGCAGATTGTTTAAAATCTGACGTTGGAGCTGATCCGCCAAATTTTTGACTTAAGCCTTTTAGTGATGGTGATGCAACTGCCATTTGTTATCCGTTTTTGTTTTTAGCTTCTTCTACTTCTTTTAAGTATGCAATTAACATATCACTGTAAATATCTCTTTCAAAAGGCATCAGCGATTCAATTTCAGTAATTGAATATTTATGATGTTGCGCTAAGGCAAAAATCATTGAGTAGTAATTATTCAACGAGTTATGACTTAGCGCCAGGAAAAAAAATCATTAAGAGAAGTTAGAGTAATTTCTCTATCATTATCTAAAGAGTTCTTATACTTGATTGTATATTCCATTTTAGGTACATTCAATAGGAAATTTTGAATATTTTCAAAAACTTTCATGTTTAAGTTTTCTAGAAACTCATTAATTTCTTCTTTTTTGTAATTTTTAGCTTCGTAAACTTCATCTTCATAATAAATCGTATCAATACACCTAATAATCAGTTCGAACATGTAATCTTTTTCAACATTTAAAAAATCTTTATCGCCATATAGAGTTGCAGGCGGATATCTCATTAAAATTCCTGAATTTTCTGTAATTTTTATATTATTATCTGTTTTTTCTGGGAAAATTACTTCAACTTCTTCAAGATTTACTTCAAAATTGTAAATTTTTTCATCTTCATAATCTTTATAAGCAACTTTTACAATATTGTCTACAGAAAACGACCTCAATTTCAAAAAAATGTACTCTAGATCAAAAAGAGCAAACTTATCTATATCAAATTTATCATCTAATGAACAATTTGTTATTACTTGCTTGATAGATGATAAAATATCTGAAGGATTTTCACTTTCCTTTGCCATAAGAAGTAATTTTTCTTCTTTTACTAAGAAAGGTCTAAATTTAAAACTAGCTTTCGTTGAAGGAACTTCAATAGTATAAATTGGGTAATCAATTTTAGGCAAACCAGACATATTTTAACTCCATTATGATAAATTATATATTAATTGCGTTTAAAATTTCAGAAGCAGCTGTTGTTACTGCATTTTCTAAAAATCCTTCTAGCGTTGAACCAACTATTGTGAAGCTCGAGTAGGTTATTGAAACTGCCAAGCGTATCAAATCCGCACTGCCCCAAGTCATAGAAACTGGTCTTAATGAAGAAGGAAAAGCATCATATAAGTTTATTCTTTGAATTGCATTTCCGAAATTATCATAAATTACGATTTGCATAACAGAAGAATATTGATCTTTATATTCCGCTGTATATTTTGGAATAGGATTAGCCCCATCTAAACCAAAAAGTGTTGATTCTTTTCCGTTGAATTCGTAAATAGTTCTTATCCAATTATACCAAAATTGCCAAGCATCTGCATAACCGTCAACTAAAATTGAAAATGTAATATCTTGATACTGAGCATTGAATGGTTGTTTTTGAGTTGGTCCAATACCGTATCTAGGAATATCTGATGAAATCAAAGATATACCAGGAACATTAACTTGCTCTATTCTAAATCTTGTATTATAAAGAACTCTTCCAACTGCAAAAGGAGTTCCTAGTATATTCAAATTTCTACTAAACAATATAGGAGGGGGAGTTACCAACACCTCAAATTGATTAGTTTTTAGATACCCATAATCTTGAATATTTGATTTAAAATTGTTTATATTAAAAGCCATCGTAGTTCCTAGTAGGGTGGAGAACCAGCATATTTACTGTTTGGGTTTACTTTCCACTTAGCACCAAGAGAAGGCATAGTTACTACTTTTACCCAATCTGAAGGATTTACATAATTAAAAGAACTTCTAACGTGTTCAAATAGGTAACGTTTTATACAAACTTCGTGACCTGGAAATTGTCTAGCGTAACTACTCAATAATCTATAAGAAACATTCAATTTAGTAGTTTCGTCATATTTATCGTTATCTCTAACTTTCATTAAAGCGTCTAAAAGAGAAGATCTTGCATTAGTATCTAAATAATGTAAATTTAAACCAAGGAATCCATTTGAATAAAATTCAATTGGAACAACTAGAGGAAAAGCATCGTAAAACGGCAACGTTGCTTTATATTTCGGATCATAGACAAATAGATACATACCACCTATCTGTGGCATAGAAGCTTTTTTAAAAAGCTTAGAAGGATCTTTTTTTACTAGATCATTTACTCTATCTTTATACCAATCTAGCGAATCTTTTGCAGAAGCAATTAAGTTCGCACCAGCTGCTTTAAGTTGACTAACAAAATTCGATAAATCTGCCATTAAAATTTAATCCCGAGTTCTTTTTCAGTAAAAATATGAAAAGACCAACCTCTGTCTTTGCAAAATTCAAGAGCAGCTTTCCATTTAGCTTCGTTTACACCCCAATTTTTAACCTCTGTAATATAGCTTTTTGTAATCTTAGCTTGCTTCTTTGGAGGAACTGTTTGTTTCGCTGGTTTAACTTCTATCAATGCAGTTTCCTTTTGGCCCTCGTTATTTATCTTGGTTACAAGAAAATCAGGATAATAGCGATGCACTCTACCATCTATCGGAGAGCGATAAGGTATTATCACCTCTTCAGAACACCAACTAACCACGTCTTTGTGGTCGTCTAAATACAACATAAGCTTGAGTTCCCAACTAGATCTATAATAGATTTCTGTCGGGTTCCCCTTATACTTCGTTGGGTTTTTTGGTTTGAATTTGCCTTTGTTATATTTTGCCATGATTTTCATATAAATACAATTTAAGATATTTAGTTTATATAACAAAGGTTTCGAATGTCAATATTTGGCTCATTTGGGTATAATTACCCTCTCCCCCCAAGAAAATCCTTTTCGTTTAGAACGTTCCCTAACGATTTGATGAGATCTACTGATAAAAATAAAAATTTTTATACAGAATTAACTTTTGTGTCATACAGCGTTGATCAACAGTTGACAGCGACCGCTTTGACGATACCGGAAGGCGGCGGAATAAGATTGCCTATTCCTAAAAAATTAAACGACGTTCAAACATTAGTGTGGTCCCCCGAAAGTGGAACATCTGCTGCGGCTGGTATTTTAGGTGGTATGATAAGCAGCAGCGCTTCGGCAGCTGGAAGTGCAATAAAAACTTTCGGTGGTGCTTACTTAGGTTATGCAGTTAATCCTCTTCTTTTCATGACATTTCAAAAACCAAATTATAAAGAACATTCATTATCTTGGTCATTTACGCCTAATACAGAGCAAGAATCAAATACTCTTGTTGATATAATAAATTATCTTAAATTTAATTCTTTACCTAAACAAGTTTTGGGTGGGGCAATTTATGAATATCCGAATATATTATTTGTAAAGCTATTTCCAGATGACACTTTTACAATGAGATTTAGACCTTGTGCAGTTAATGGGGTTAGCGTAGATTATAATGGAGCTGGGGTTCCTTCATTTTTTAAAAATGGAGCGCCTACAGTAGTTAATTTGACATTACAATTAACTGAAATTCAACTTTGGGACCAAACTAATTATACAGGCAGTAAAGGCACAACACCATCTGATGCGTTAGAAACTGTAAGAACAACGCTTAGAGATGCAATTCGCGAAGGTTTAAGTAGGTTATAAAAATGGAAAGATATTTCGAAAAATTCCCAACAATTCAATATGCTAATACAACGGTTGTTGATATTACGAAACGTGCTGCCTTATTAGAAAAAGTATATAATAATCCTCTTGTATATTATCCATACACGATATCTTCGGAAGAAAGAGCAGACCAGTTAAGCTATCGATATTATAAAGATCAATACCAGAGCTGGTTAATATATTTCTCTAATAAAATTGTAGACCCGTATTATGAATGGTATCTACATGAAAAAGAATTCAATGATTTTGTTACAAAAAAATACGGTTCTTATTTTACGACTCAAAGAAAAGTAAAACATTTTAAGAACGATTGGAATAGCGAAGAATCTATTACTGTTTCTAGATTCGATTCTCTTTCAATTGGTCAAAGAAAATACTGGGAACCTGTTCTTGGGTATAATAACATCATTGCTTCTTATAAAAGAAAGCAAAAAGATTGGATTATTAATACTAATAAAATCGTAAAATACACTATTACACCGTTAACAGATACTGCTAATAGATTCATAAAAGACGAAATTTGCAATATAATTTTTACTAATAATAAAATTGGATTCGGTCAAGTATTGTTTATCTCAGGCAATGAACTACATCTTCAACATATGGCAGGATATTATAATGAAATTATAGATCCGGCTTCTTGTTATATACAAGGCGAAGAAAGTAAAGCTTATGCTGATCCATCTGCTATTGAAATATTAGCAAATAATATACCTGCTGATGAAGAAGTATATTGGAAACCTGTAACATATTTCGAATACGAATATGAAAAAAACGAGTTTAATAAAACTGTACAGGTAGTCGATGTCACATTTGCCCAACAAGCATCTGATAACTTAAAAGATTTGATGAAAGTATAAAATGTCAGTTGGTGATATAAAGATATCTAAACTTAAAGTAGGTGATATTGATCTAACAGATTTCAATCAGGCTACCTATGGCGAAATTAATATAATAGAAGATATACTTAATACTTATGGTGCTGCGTGCGAAATACAAGTTATAGATCATAGCGATGCTATGGGTAAAACTAAAATGAATGGTTCTTTCGATAAAGATATTGAAATTGCTTTTTCTACTTTAGATAGTGGAAAACAAGTAGGGTTTAAATTCAAATTTTTAACTCCTAAAAATTTAAAAGATTCTTCTGATAGCCGCGAAGGTTCATTAAAGAATAAAATTTATGATGTTAGAGGCGTTTGTTCAGAATTGCTTAGTGCCCAAGGAAACCATTTCAAATATAGTGCTACAGAACCAACAAGTAAAATGGTCGAACAGATACTTAAAAAAGGGTACAAGACAGATAAGCAAGTAGATATTCAAGAGCAAACAAAAGGACAGAGACGCTTCGAGTTTAAAAATCAACATCCTCTTAAATGCCTTCAAATGTTAAATAATGAACATGTTTCTCAACAGAATAAATCTTCTGCGTTTGTTTGTTTCCAAAGATCAGAAAATGGAACTCAAAAGTATATATTCGCTACATTTGAACATCTTTTCAAGCAGTCTCCTGTTGCAACACTAAAACAAATGACAGCCTTAGATAATGGAAGTTCAGAAAAAGATAAACAAAATGCTATTTTATCTTTAAATGTATCTGAATCGTTTTTTACTCCTACAAGACAGTTTAGTAAGGCTGAACAATTTTCTTATAATCCTACAACTGGTAAAACAGACCAAGTAGCCCAAAAACCACAAACATATACAGTAGCTGGGAAAACGACTTATAAAACCCCACCAACTAATGCTACTTCTGTTCCTGTTCATACAGTAAAAGATTCTGCAAATGATAAAACAGCTACAGGTGTTGCAGAAGCTAGAAAAAATAGACTTGATTTTATGTCACATCTTACTCAAAACCATGCTACTTTAGAAGTAGTAGGTAATCCAACAATAACACTAGGTAGTATTGTAAAATTAGAAATTCCTAAAAAATCTAATTCGGAAAATTTAGCTGGCGAAACTCAATTTAACGCAGAAGCTCTTGTAGTTTCTATTAAACATAAAATTAAACCTGCGGGTCAATCTCCAAGATATACTATGTTATTAGGAGTTATTAAGGGCGGGTTCAAAGAAGGTGGAGACGGAAATGGGTAATTTTTATTTCGCTGAAGTAAGAGACATTATGGACCCTCTAGGTTCTGGTAGAGTAAAAGTTAGGAAATACGGTTATCAAAATGACGAGCAAAATATGAAAGACAATAATTTACCTTGGGCGTTGCCTCTTCAACCTGTTACTTCGGCTGCGACTGAAAAGGTTGGGTCAACGCCACATGGCTTGATAGTTGGTTCGAGAGTTATTATATCATATGCTGAAAATGACACTTCAGAGCAGTACCCAATTATTTTTGGGTCGTTTGCCCGTGGCGCTTTAGATTCCGGAGGCTAATAATGGCAGTAAGTAAAGAAAATTCAGACGAATCGTTTGATAAGTTAAAAAAAATAGAGTATGGAATCGATAGCCCAGCGGGAGCTCCTGGTCAAAATCAGCATAAGAACCTTGCAAACAATAAAGCATTAGATGGTAAAGAAGTAAAAAGAACCGAAAGTAAAGATGCTAAATTTGCAGAAGGTAAAAGCGTACCAAACGGCACTGGCCCAAAAGCTCTAGAAACAACACGTAGTAAAAACGCACCGAAAGCAGATTTACCAACAACAGCTTCTGCAAAGCCAGGATTGGATCTTGCAAAACAAATAGCTCAGGTTGATCCATCTGGTAAGGCTCAGGCTTTCGCTAATATGGTTAAGCAATTTTCTGCTGTTAAATCAATAATGAACATTGCGAACGCTGCGCCTGCAGGCGCTCCTTTAACAACTACACAGGCTAATGTTGTAACCGATGCGTTTTCAGAGGCTCTTTGTATTTTATGTAAAAAATATACATATAAGACTGTTATACAAATTTTAGATAAAGTTTTTGAAACCAACAGCTTTTATCAGATAAGTTCGGTATATCAAGATACTGTAAAGGGAGCTATCTCAAAATTATTAGAGAAAGCTATTATTTTTGGCGAAACGAATATTCCAGTTAAACCTACTCCGCCCGTAGTTTATGGAACAAAGGTTCCCCCAGCTAATTTATTAGTTGCTAATTTTAATTTAATTCCTTCATTATCAGTAAAACAATATTATACAAATGATACTGATCCATATCAAGGATATATAGAATATATAAAAGAAGATCAAACTAAAGTTTATATTAAAAGAACATCAAAAGATTACCCATATACTTCTGTAGATGACGAGTGCCTTGCTTTAGCCGAAAAAGGAATAGCAGAGGATTTAGATATCTACTTTAAACATCCTGAATATTATCTAGTTACTCAAACTATAAATGTGACTCAATATAAATTGACACCGACTATATTAAACACAGTTTTAGATAAACATAAAATCCTTCACGAGAATAATGGAATGGATCGCGCTGTTGGTAAGGATAGTAGTTCTTCTCTGATGTCTAATTTGCCTGCTCTATTGGGAGCAGCAGGGGTTGCAGTTAATTTAGCAAAGGGTAATTTCTTACCTAAATCTGTTTTAAATACAGGTAATGTTTCTAAATCGTTAGAAGGTTTTTCTAAAAATATGGCGATGTTAACTGTGATGACTAATAAGTCTAAAACTGCATTCAAACCTCCAGGATTACCAGGATTACAAATTCCTGGATTAGCAAGTTTGGCAGCGGTATCTGGTTTGGTGGGAACTTTGGGTAACTTAGGTATATCTATTCCTTCGTTGATTCCTTCCCTCGGTGGAATTTCTGCTGTAACAAATTTAACTTCTTCTCTTGGTTCTATAGGAGGTTTGACCTCTGCTCTGGGAGCCGTGAATGGTCTAAGTTCAGTTTTACAAACTGCTGGTATGACGATACCATCTATAGCATCTTTGGCTATGGGCGCAACTGCTTCTAGATCTAATATATCAAACGCTCTTAAGGTTGCTGGAGTTACATCAGTAGCTGTTGTAGCAACTTCTAATTTATTGAAAAATATAGGTGTATAATGGCAGAACCTCCGAATAAAAAAATTCCAGAATCGGCTGCTCAAGAAAAATCAGTTGATCATCCAGTTTTCCTCTTTATGGATGTTGATGTCCTCGGGCGTGCGACTACTAAACATGCCAATCCTAGTAAGCCAAATGATGCCTTTACTTCAAAAGTAAATCATGATGGTAGTTTTGAAACAGAAGAAGTATCTGATTCTTTTAAGGGACTAGTAACTTCCCATACGCATCACGAAAGACATAATGCTGGTAGTTCTAGTAAAAATAACGACGGTCCAGTTGACGAGAGTGCACAGGGTACAAAAAATTCAAATGTAATGGGAGATTCTGGATCTGCTGCTGGTGGAACTTCTTATGTAGGATCTACAAAAGAAATTGGAGGTTCCGAGGAAGGAACATATCAAACTGTACCAGGAGGTAAAAGCTACACGACAACCACAGGCGATATCGTTGAAAAATTTGTAGGTAGCCATCATACAAATATCGAAGGAGATGTTGTACGCTCTATAACTGGTCAAAATTTTGAAATGGTTAAAGGCGATTTTGGACTTTTTGTTCAAGACGGTGGTGGTATCGATATGCAATCCGATAGTGGTCATATAAGAATTAGTGCAGAAGCAGAAGATATTTTAATAGAAGCAAAAACTAAAATAACTTTGAAGGTTGGTGGGTCTACAATTGTTATTGAGCCTAGTGTTATTACTATGGTTTCTGCTAAAATTGATCTTAACCCATAGGAATTAAAATGCCAGAAGCAGCTAGGGGAAATGGCACAGATTCAGTAAATACAGGTCATGGTTGCGACGCAACTACTGTAACTGATGAATGTTCGCCTGATGTAATAGTTAACGGGGATGGGGTTGTTCGTTTTGGAGACGCAGTTGCATCTCATACTTATCCAGTAGGTCCTTCTTGTGTTCCTCATGCGCCCACGATGGATACTAATTGTTCAGGAACAGTATTTGTAAATAGTAAAAAAGCTGCGTTT